GAATGAATACATCTTCGAGCTGCACGTGTATCAAATACTCTTCAGCGACGAGCACACCGGCAGCACAAGCCAGGCGGATGCGCTGGAGCACCTCGACTTCCTGGATTCGATTATCAACGCCCTGGACGACTGGACCGGCGCCCGCCACGTGGAGCGTTTCCTGTTCCAGACTGAAGCACTGGATGAAGACCGCACGCAGGTGGTGGAGCACGTGCTTCAGTTTCAGGGCAAAGCAACCGATAGCAGCCTCAACGAGATGAACGAAGCAGCCACGGAGCGCGCCGTTGCTGCCACACAGGAAATTATTCGCGCCGGGCAGAGCCAATTGGAAGCGCTGGAGGATTTTAACGAGGTCGTGCATTACGACAACAACCCATATCGGATATGATCTATTTGCATGTTATTCCACCAAGCAGCCGCTACATTGGCGTGGCGCTGTTTTTCGTCATCCTGGTGAAGAAGGGCCGCACACTAACTGCCATCCAGGACAACCACGAGCGCATTCACCTGCGGCAGCAGGCAGAAATGCTTTGGATTCCTTTCCTGGCGTGGTACTTCCTGGAGTTCCTGATCAGGTACATTGAATGGGGCAACTGGGATATTGCCTACCGGAACATCAGCTTTGAAAGGGAAGCCTTTGAGAATGATGAGAACGCGGAGTATCGCGCCGGGCGGCGTTGGTATGCGTGGGTGAAATACCTTTAAAAACAGAGAAGCCCGGCGCGATGGCGCCGGGCTTCATTCATTTTACGCTTGCAGTAGTTGCTCCATCTGCGCCTCCGATGGCAGCGCTTCGTCCAATATATCGAGCATGTATACGATGCCGCAGCGGCCTGCGGGGCTAATATCGCCGGTCATCGTGTCTTTCAGCACCGCATGAAAGTGGCGTGGCAGCCCGGCCACGTCTTCCACGCTGAGCGTGATGGTGAGCTGCACCTGGGTTTCATTGATCCTGGTAATCATAGCACACCTCCTTGTTTGAAACGGTCATACAATTGGGTGCGAAGCTTGGTGTCCTTGATCTGCATGAGCAAATCCACGGTTTTGCGGTCGTAGCCTATGCCGTGCTGCACAATGTGGTTGCACACCTGCTCCACGCGGCCCATCATTTCGGCGCTCACCATGTGCCACTGCTCCGGATGAAACACACTGCTCATGTGGCCGCCACTGATGCCCAGCCGGGCGGCCAGTTTGTTTTGGCTGCCCACAATGGCCACTGCCAGCGTGGCCACCCGCAGCACTTCCCGATAAGGATGCTGAGGCGCCGAGTAGCTGCCCGTTTTGCGCAGCGCCGGCAGCACCTCGCTGGTGACCCACTTGCGGAAGGCTTTTGCCTCCGGCTTGTTGCTCCTCATTATTAAGGTGTAGATGCCAGATTCGTTGACGAGCCAGATGTCGCGGTTTTGACCTGATGCGTAAACTTTACGCATCAGCTTCTCGTCATCGTCAAGTTTACGAAGCGTAACCTCTGCCTTTTCTAAACCCAAGACAGCGCAAACGTCTTTTGCTACAAAGTAGGATTGATTTTCGATCTCAATAGATCGGATTTGGTGGGAACCGTACTCAAACGGTACGATTGCATTGGTGGTGTTCTGCATGGACAATTATAATTTGAAAAATGAAAAAGGCCCGGGCGCTTGCAGAACACCACCATATCTCCGAAGAGCATAGGAAAGAGCGGGGGGCTACCCCTTCGCCCGGGTTTTTCTTCCAGTCTTATCTATGGATTTCTCGTTCGGAATCCGATATTAATGATGTTCTGCACCGCAAAGTTGCGAACTTTTGATTTAAAAAACAAGGGGTACTATTTTTTAGTTATTCTATGCCCATTGAAAGGAGGTCGCCACTTATTGTAAACATGCCTTTGGCTTGTTGCGTAATTACCGCATTGAAGCTATTGGTTCCCCTGAAGGTAGTGACTACGTAGAGCGCTCTAACACCGTTTTCATTTCCCTCTCCAATAATTTTATATTGGGTTTCCACGTGATCATAACTATCAGGGTTTTTCATTTGGGCTTTGATCGCCTTTTCCATGCCCCTGTGTGAGCCATCCCACGCACTGAATTGCAACTCAATGGAATCCTGAAGAGTCATTTCCTTTTTTGGAGCTGGCTCGCTTTCATAAGAAGCGCTATCGCTTCCTCCACAGTCAGATAGCTTGCCCAGGACGACTAACGCAACAAATAAACCCAGAATAGAAGTCCAGCTTGGCATACATCCTTTATTCTCTTTAGTTGCTGCCGGCCTTTGCTGTGAAAAGCGAGAAAAGAAGTTTTTGAATTGCTCTTCGGCTGTGTTCAGCTTCCGGATGTTCAGGTAGGTTTCAGCGTCTCCCTCGTTTAGCAGGAGACCAGGCTTGCCCTCAGTGTTTAAAACCTGCTTGTACTCGACGCCGGCGCTTTCGAGGGTTGTGATCCACTGCGCCAGTTGGGTGTCGTTGATTGGTGTGATGATTTTTTTCATCTGCTGTTGTTGTTTTCTCAGTTATATAATAAGGTGTGGTACGAAAGTATAAACCGAATGTTACAAAATCAAGCTGCGGTAAAATCACCGCACAGAAATGTATTGTTTATAAGGGCTTCCAGGGTTTTAAGGTAAAATTACCGCTAATTCCCTTTAATCTGAATCTCATCTAATCGCCGCTCCTCGCAGGAGTGGACGATCTCGCCAAGTATCCAGAGTGCGAAGGCCAGCGCAAGCAGGCTGCGGATGATGGTATTTTGGCGGGGTGTACGTGTCATGCGCTGATTTGCTTTTGTAATCCTCCACTCACCCCGGCGTTGATCTCCTCTTTAGAGCCAGCGACGTAGCCTTTTATCATGGCTTGTTGGGCTGTGACCTTGTTGCCTGTGTTCACATTTTTGGCCGGTTTATTTTCCAAGTCTTTGGATGCCATATAGGCCACAACCGCAGGGGCAAGCTCCAGCACAGGCACCAGGTGTTGCACCTTGCCGGCAATTGGTATTAGCCAGCCAAGGCAAAATGCATGTGCCCGCTTGGTTTTATTGTATTTCTTAGTTTGCTTTGGGATCGTCTTCAGGTAAGCATTTCGGGCTTTCCTCAGCTTCAGCTCCATCACGTCAAAACAATATGCCGCGATTTCGGCATTAGGATCCAGGCCTACAAATTTTGCAATGGTTTTTGGCCGATGGTTGTAGATGGAACCGCCAAAGTACCCGGTATAATACAGATCGCAGGAAAACAAGTGTGCGATCAAACTTGCCAACCTATGCGTGATAACATTTGCGCGCACGCCACCTGTGGGCTGGCTGCCCGCTTCCTTCACCTCGCTGATCGCGATGTCCTGCTCACTGATGTTGTGCGCCTGCATCAGTTCCATCGCGCGCTGAAGGGCTAAGGCAGCCTCGTGCGGTTCACTCGATTTTGAGAGGCGCAGGAGCTTCTTTATTTTGTCGAGGATTTTGGTGTTCATGCGTTATTTATGGCTGATGATAAAAATAAAACCCAATATCAAAACCATCAGTAAAAATCTGAAAGGCAAGGTTTCTTTCGGTAGCTCAAAATGAAATTCATGCCCCCTGATGTTTCCTTTTATGCTTTTTATGGGCAAAAGGATGAACACTGCCTTAATGATGATTAGAATGATTTTCATGAGAATGCGGGTCATGTCAGTTGCTTTGGTTCTTCCGGAATAAACCCACTCCCCAGTTTATTGCTTTTGCCGATTGCTTTCAAAAAGTCTACCTCGACTTTTGCAGATTGTACGATTACCTGCGCTACCGCCGAGATCTGGCCGGCGCGGGCCAGTTCTTCCTGGAGCGCTTCGCCGGTCAATTCTTCATCGTTCAGGCGCTCAAGCGCTGCGAAAAGGTGGTTGCGAACATCCTCAATCTTGTTTTTCATGTCTCTTAATTGTTCTTCTGATTTTGGAAATAAGTTTGATTACCGGCTTCACTTCCTCCGGATAGTTGTGTATGGTGTTGCGCCGCATGTTCTCGACGCGGGTGATTAGCTCCAGGTTTTCAAGCGCGCAATTCATTGGATCGCGGTCTTTGAACACTAAGCAAAGCCCAGTGGGAATGGGGCCGTTGGCTTGTTCCCACACGTAGCGGTGCAGGGAAACCCATTTCCCCAGGGAAACCCGGATGAATGGGCATTTCACACCCCGGTTGTCCGTCCGGATGGAGATGTCTCCATCCTTTTTCCCTATTGAATTCCAGGGAATATTGCCCTTTTTGAATTCCGATTTTGGACTTACTCTAAGTCCTTTCATGCCTTTGTTCCAGGTATCCTGTCCTTTCTTGAACTGCGTTTTTCGGCCAACCGTAGAACCTTTTTCCAAGCGATTCGATAAACCTGACTCGAAGAATAAAGCGCTCTTTTTCAGGCCAAACATATTCGCACGATTGTACACTGAAGGAAGCGGCCTGTTTAGGCGGCGGGCTATGTCAGCCGTCAGGTTGTCGGCGTACAGTTCCTTCAGTAGTTGGTCTTCTTCAGGTGTCCAATAGCGTTTCATGCTTAGATGTCTTTTAAGAGGATCTCAGAAAGTTCAAACCCCGTTGGTTCCCGCTGTTCACCGCACATCGTACACTGCATTCTGGTGTGCTTACGCGGATAGGTGTTTGTAGGTTCGTAGTTATGCTCTTCGCCATTCAAACAATCGGCCTGTTGGGTATTGTAGCTGTATATAATTGCAGTGGTAAAGACAAAGGTTTTGCCGCAGTTATCGCATTCATGTTGGTGGATCTCGTTTTCAGAGTAGCCTTTGCCGTCGTCGTGGTTTATTTCTACTTCTGCATCGCAGTAAGGACAGTTGGTGTCGTGCATGGTGTTGTTATTTGAATTTGTAGTAAATCCGAAACCCTGCCCCAAAAACCAGCTTCAACACGGCGATCGCCGGCAGCGACCACCACATCGGCACGCCAAGCGCGGCCACTGCTGGCAGCGCCACGGCGGCCTGGATGCAGGTTAGCTCGATCGTGGAGAATAAGTGCCAGCCGTCCGTCAGGAAGACTAAGAAAGTCTTCGCACCCCAGAAGCGCGGGCGCATGTCTTCAGGCCAGTCTTTGTATTTGTTTGTCCAGGATCTTTCTGGATTCCAAAAATCCTCGTTCTTTTTCGCGAACGGCGATTCTGAGAAGTGAAATTGAAGGGTATCCTGGATGCCCTTGGCGATGCCTGCCATAAAGAGCAGGATGGCGGAGATGATTAAAACAAGGATGTGTTCCATATCAAAGTGTTTTTATTGTCTTGATTGTCTGCCACTTGATCGTCCTGGAATAATTCCGGTTGATTTTGCGGAATATTTTTTTGCCTTTTTGCGTAGGCTTTTGAGCTTTTGAAAGGCTTGTTTTTCTGCACTTCCGCGCAGTTGGGGTTTAGTTTTTCGTGTGGGAATAGGTCAATGTCTTTGCCCTTGTTTTCTTTGATGTATTCCAGGAGGCTACTATATTTTGCTTTGCTGAACCTGGAGAGTAAATCCCACTGGCGTTCTGCTTCCTGCTCGTCTGATGAGAACTCGATGCCCAGCACTTCGCAAACCAGGTCTGTAACGTTGTGGCTATTGATGAGCTGCGGCCAGCGGGATCGGGCAATGCCTACTGCGGTCATGATCGTTTTGCCCAGCTCGCTATGCTCTTTTGGGCTATTTGGATACGAGAGGATCATTGTTCAAATGCTTTTCGACTAACAGTTTCTTATGCTCAAACAGCGTGTCAACCAGGTTATCGTACTGCGAATTGTGGTAGGCCACACTGGCGTGATTGCACCCCAGGAATAAACACATGTCACGGCTCTGGTATTCGAGCTGGTAGGCGTAGTGTACGAAGATCGTGCGGGCGTCGGACAAAGCACGTAGCCGGTTTTCGCCACTCATGACGTATTCATGCTGGACCAACAGCGGCTCGCAAATGTCAATGAGTAGCTGCAACAATGCCTGATGCTTCAGGTCTGATAAGCGTTTGTGTCTCATAATCCTTCAAGGGTTTTGCATTCAAGAATAACCGGCGGCTCAGGTACAAAAATTAGTTTGCATACATGGTTGTCTTGAACTCGCTCGTTGTTTTGATTGTAGGTATATTCCGTTACCATGGTAGAATATATCCACCCGCCAAGCACTCGAAAAACGGTGGCGTCAAGTTTCAAATCCCGCAGTGTGTGCAATGGCATATCTAATAGCTCCTGTTGACTCATGTTTTTTTGTTTAAAAAGGGCTGCACCACACCCTGCAATGCAGCCCTCGATTTGTTATAGCGATACTGTTATGATACTCCCCCCAGGCTCTTTTGCCCGGGTTGCGTCTTATGGTCTTTTCAGCTTTTTGCCGGTGTAGGCTTCCCAGATCGCTTCCTTTTCTGCCTCCGTGCAATCCGGTTGTCCTTTCCTGTTTGGATAATAGGCGACAGCGATATGCATTGCTTCAGGAATGGATATGCCTTTCAGATTGCCACGCTTGCGCCCCAGGAAGGCGGCTATTTTTTCAGCGTCAATTGGGTTGGCGGCCACCGGCAAAAAGGTGTGCGTTTTGATGGGGTATCCGTCGCGGTTTTCGCGGACCTTCACATCCACCCAGTATTGGTAGAGGATAATGACTTCATTTTCCGGGATCTCGCCGGTGGAGACTTCGCGCTCGATGAGCTGGATGTTATTTTGTTGGTCCATCGCATTTAATTCAGCCAGCACTTCACTGGTTTTGGTTGAATTGATCTTCTTGTCTTTTTGATTCAGTCGCATTATTTAGAGGGTTTCTGTTGTGTAATGTTTCCTGCCACAGCGCCGCCCGCTGTGCTTCGGAGAGGAAAACTAATGGCCGCCTGTTTGCAAAGTAAGCCATGCGAATACCTGTTATTGCGATTACATCAGCTTCGATAACCGCGCCTTTCCTTTTTGCTTTATAATTGGCAGCCTGTAATGCAGGCTGCATATCTGTTCCGCTTACCGTTGTTATTGTTGTCACAAACTTCCCTTTCGGAGAGCGGGTTGTATACTGCACTTTCCAGTTCCATTCTACATAGGTTTCATTCCACTTTTCAAGTGCTTCGTAATAGGCTTCCTCGCCGCCTTCAATCATCCAGCCGGATTCATCATCGAATCCTTGCGCTTCGTGGTAGCCGAATTGTTCTGGTTTAGGCTCTTCCATTTTGTCTTTTTAAAAGCCCTGGCGACGACGCCCGCCGCCAGGCCCAAAGTTTAGCATGAAAAAAATCACTCTTCGCTGCTCAGTAAGGGATCGAACCTCATCTCATCCATTCGGATGCGCTCCATTAGTCCAAGCAATCCAGGTAGGGTTCCATGTATTCAATCCCTGGCCAAAGTTTAGATTGCTTTAGGCAATCACCCTAAAATGGATGCTTCACTGCTCCTCCTGGAATTTTCCTTCAGGCGGAGGTCATTGTGTCACACCTCGCTCGTATCAAATTTTTGTGGGGATGGCAGGACTCGAACCTGCACGTGCAATTGGACCATCCTCAATTTCCTGCTTTTAGGCCACAATGTGGCGTGCTTACTCTCTGTTGGATATAGCCGTTACACTTCTTACTCTCCGGAACTTCAGTAGCGTCTGCCTTAGATTTCGCCACATCCCCGTTTTAAAAAGTAGCCGCCGACCTTCGCCGGCGGCTTCCAAAAATTGTAATCCCAAAAACCAACAGTTATTTCTTCAGCAATCCGGCCTGCCGCTTAGCTTCAGCTAAGGGCGCCGTGATGAGCAGCCAGGTGTTCATTTTTATTTTGTTACTGCCCAATTGCACCACCTGTTCCACAGCTTCTTTGCTGATCTGGATGCGCAGGGTGGTTTCCTCTTCCTTCGCTGCGTATTTCGCCATCAGGTATTTCGTCAAGCCTGCGTAGCTGCCAGTGAATTCAGGTGCTTTGTTCTTCAGCTCCACTGAGTTTTCTGTATCGGCGCCTACATTTTCAGTGATGTACCAGTCGTTTTCATCATCCGACGCCATGAAAAAGACGCCAACGCGTTCATTCTCTTGAATCTTCAGCAGATCCACGGCTGCTTTATTCAGTCTGATTCCGCCAGATTTGTTGATTGTGACCATGGGAACGACGCCAGTGTTTGACATTCTTCCCGGAAATGTGGCCCTTCCGATGAGCTTCATTGTTGCTATGTGTTTGATGAATGAATCTGAGTTTTTCTTAGTGGCAAATTGGGAATCGAACCCCATCATTCCGGGCTTATGAACCCGGCGCATTACCGTTATGCTACTTTGCCTGCCAGCGGGGACGATAGCCCGCTACGTCCTGTTTCTTTGTTGCTATTCCCTTAATCCGTGTCGTGTAGTCGGGACGGGGGGCGGTCCCTTCTGTGTCGTGTAGTTCCGTAGTAGTAGTCATTATTCTGGTAGCGGTAGCGGTAGTTCTGGTGGTAGCGGTAGTTCTGGTGGTGGTGGGGGCGGCTCTCGTCTCATCATTTCCCGGTCCTGAAATCTGGCCCGCCATTGCTGCCGGTTTTCGCCTGATGAGGAAGGCGTTGCTGCTATTATTCGATCTCGATCACAAAAGTTGTAGCGAAATTGATGGCGCCGGGATCGTATTCCGGCAAGTCATACACCGTTCCACCATTCTGGAACAGCATCGAGCCAAAGCCATCGGCGATCGCGAAAAAGGTATTGAACTGCTTGGCGCCAACGCCGTCGAGGTTGGCGTACATTGCCACCGGCAACCGTACAAACTCCTTTGTTTTGTAGCCGTTCGGCAATGGAATGGCGAATGATGTGCCCGTGAGCTGGCCAACGACAGCCACATAACAAAAGAGTGTTTTGCCCAGCACCCGATACTTCACCCGGCAGTATTCGCCGCCACCGGCCACCGTGAGGTTTGTTAGTGCTGTAGTGGGGAAGGTAATCCACTCGCTTGCCGTCACATCGGTCAGCTCCAGGTATTGAGCGCCAACAGCGTTGGTATGCCGCAGCTCCATTTCCTCCTCGATGTGTACGTTGAAGGAAGCGCCGCTTTGGTAGGTGACCGGGTTGTCATCGAGCGCCGTGGTGATGATCTCGAATTTATACGCCGATCCTACGCCGCCTTTGGCTGCGCCGAAAACGCTGTTCACGCGGTAGAGCTTGCCGTTGTAGAACACGGAGGCCGGTTTGTTCAGGTTGTAGGTTGCGCCCAGGTCTTCGATCTCCAGCTCGCTCAGCACGGCTGCATTGCCACTATTACCCAGCATGAGGCCAATGGCCTGGCAAATGTCATCTATGCTGCCCTGAAGCGTTTGCAGGTCGTTCACGCTGCGCTTGTGTCCGCCCAGGTTGATGCTGCTATCCAAATTCATCCTTTTCATAGTGCGAGTTTGTATTGTGTTTTATCGGCTTTCGATTGCTGCTTTTTTTGCTTTCGATAAGCCGCTGATTGAATGATTTTAACTACGCCGGCTGCCCATTCTTTGTCCAGCGACAGGTACTCGTAAGACATCTTGATCTCCTCCGACTTCATTGCTAAGTAGATCGTTGCCGGCCCAACCGTGAAGAAGCTGCACAGCACCTCCTCGATGAACTGAGAGGAGAGTTTGTAGCTCTCCAGCTCTTTGTACATCTGTTGGATTCGGTAGTGCCTCAGTGTCTTATTTTCGCTTGCTACGCTCATGTTGCTATTCTGATTTGTTCCAGGATGTAGAGAAGCAAAGCGCCTGTGAATTCATCGAAGTCGGTGAAGTCCCAAGCTGAAGCTGCGATCTCAAAGGCCAGGGCTTGCTCCATGCTCAGCGTGAGCTTGGTTTCCTTTTGGGGGAAGATCAGCGCCGGCGCCAGCTTCTTCTTCAGTAGCCCTGCCAGGATGATACTCAGCAGGCGAGCCATTGATACATCCCAAGATAACTCCTGACTTTTCAGGCTTTCAAGGTTCAGATGCACGAAGCTTTGCAGCGTCTGGAGTTCAGCAGGGCTAAGCTTCAGGGTTACTTTTTCCTTCGCCATAGGAATAAGATTAGCAAGCCTCCGCCCAGGGCAATCCACCACCAGGTGTTTTGCACGCGCTTGCGGATGATGATCGTTTTGTTGATGCCTGGTAGTTTCACGGTCACGGTGTCACGCTGATATAGCGTGTCGGCTTTGCTGATGATTTCTGTCCGGATTCGAGGTTTTCCGCTGGCTGTGTTGGTGATGGCGACGGCGCCCAGGGTACGGAGTGTGTCCCAGGTGATGGTGGTGTCGGCGCCTGCCCATTCCCAATCCAGGTAGAAGGTGTCCTGTTCCATGTAGAAGGTGTCAGTGTCTTCTATCACGAAGTCGAGCCACGCCGTATCCGTCAGGGTTGGGAAAAGTTCCGGATGCTGATGCACGTAGCGCGCTGCGCGCTGCGGCGTCATGCACCCGGAGACCAGAAGTGTCAAAACGAAAAACCAACTAATCATTACAGCGACGCTTCTTGCCCATTTGGTCACCTTCCCGCTACCGTCCTTCACAGGTAAGTAGCCTAATTCGCGCAGGTGTTTCCAGTATGCTGGCAGTTTGGCGGCTGGTAGTTTGAATTCAAATTCGGCGTTGTATTCCATTGGGAATTCGCTCACTGGATCTTTCTTTTGCTGCGCCAACTGGAGCACGGCGTTGATGTTTGTTGCGTAGTTGCGGATGCTTTTGGGCTGCTTTCCCCACCATTCCCGGCTGCCAAAGTAGGCTTCCATCAATTCGTCCGTGACTGGCACGTCCTTAATGGAGGCGATGTCGCTTTTGTGCATGACATAGGCAAAGCGCATGTGGTGGCGGAAACAGGCGCAGAACTTTGCAATTTTCTGTGACACGTTGCCTTCTTCCACCTTCTCGATGTTCACCAGGCCGTCGTAGCGCACCAGGTTGGCGGGTATCTCCAGTTCCAGCAGCGGAATAGGGCTGTTGATGGCGATGCCTTCCCACAGATGCGCCAGGTTGTGAATGCCTTCCAGGGCGTAGAGCTGTCCGTCGTGATACGTAGCCACCACGTGCTTATTTGTGCCCGGTGCTGTGATCTTATACTGTTGTGTTGTTGCCATTTTTTAAGTAGATTTTATGCATCGTTTTGAACTGACTGACCAGCTTCTGAAGCTCGCCGGGTTTGTAATCATTCAGGGGCTTTTTAAGGTAGCCGCGTGTGGTGCAGTAGCGGTTCACGCGGTTCATATCCACTCTTCCCTGTTCGTCTTCCCATCCCATTTCGTGGCACAAGGCCAGTATCTGCCGGCGCTTTCGGTTGGCGCTGTCGTCGTAGTTGTCCTCGTCTCCGTTCAGGGCCTTCACCATCGCTATGGCTTCCACCATTCTCATTTCCCGGATGCTCTTTGTTCCCCCGTTGGTGAACTGGAAGACCAGGTCTTCTTTGCCCTCCTCATCAATCTGCTTTTTGCTGAGGATGGTGCGGAGCTGGATGATCAGGTCTTTTGGGAGCATGGCGTATCATTTAATGCTTCGGCGTGAAATGACACCACGTAGAGTAACTGCCAACCCATGAATGCCTGACTGAGAAATTCAGTAAATCCTTTCATGGCATCTTCCGGAGAAGTGTATCTTTTTCTTGAAAAGGCTAATCCGGTTTTATATTCTGAAACTTGCCAAAACCTATAAGTACCGTGCCTTCCAAACGCGCCTGCCCAATCTTTTTTTAATGGCTCCTTGTGTAGAAAAAACAAAACTTCCGGGAGTTCTCGCACTCTTACTTTGTACCCTGACACCAAGCAAGGCCCATCTTCGGTTGGCACTCTAAATGTTGTTTTCCTGTTCATTTCCTGTCCTGGTTTAAAGGCTGCCAGTCAAAAGCGACTGGCAGCGAAAAGCTGTATGCAACGTCAATTATAGCTTCACGTAGAAGGATTCAGTTTGCACGATTACGAGACCAACCTCGTTCAGTGCATCTGGATCTTCTTTGAAATCGGCAATCAAATTCTTCTTGTCAATTTCCACGGTTGTACGGACGTAATCTTCTTGCAGTAATGGCTTCACGGTGTCCCAGTCAAAGCCTTCCAGGCATTCGAGGCGAGGCGTTCCTATGCGGTAGCCGATTGTGCCGACTCCCAGTCGGCAGGACTTCTTGCCGTTGAAAATTTCGGGCGCGAATTCAGCGTATGCTTCGATAATCGCTTTCGATTCTTCGCATTTCGCCTTCAGCTCGTTGATTTTTTCAGCGTACTTCTCCTCGATCTTTGCCAGATCAATCTTTTTCTGAGCTTCCAGTTGTTCAAGTTTCGCGCTTGCCGTTGCCAGCGCATTCATTGCCTTTTCGGCTTCCTTCCTGTTCGGTATTGTCGTTGTTTCCATGTTAAGATGAAAGGTTTGATTACTCTTCCACCTGTATAGTTTCCCCTTTGTAAACTGTAAAAACCTGATCCTCCGGAGCAAACTGCGTGAGCAGGAAGGTATAGCTATTGACCCCGTAATAGCTAATCTTTTCGCGGGCCACAAAGTCCACGAAGTGGCGCTCAATGTCGCTCCGGCGCATGTCCTGAAGGATGGCGCCATAGTCGCGGAAAAACTCAGCACACAGCATCTGAAACTGCCGGTTGTACCAGTTCCAGAACATCGTCGAGCACTCCAGCATCTTCAATGTTTTCCGGTCGTCCGCTTCCTGCATTTCCAGGAAAGCGATTCCGGTGTTGTAGATCAGCAACTTCATGCGATCGTCTGTAATTCCGGTTTCATGCTTGGCTTTGTCAATCCACTTACTCATGGCGTATTGCATTAGGCTACCTCTTCCAGTTGTTCGGTTTCCACCACGCGGGTGTTCAGCCGCTGAATCTGCTGGATCAGGTTGCGAAGAGTTCCGTAATTGTCGGCTTCCCGCATGATGTGTATTATCTGCTTTTCAACTTCAATGCCCTGGTCTTTGCAGATGCTCAGTACTTCAGCTTTCACTTTGGCGTCCTTGCAATCGAAGCGGCGCAGCGTTTTAAAGTTGCCAAAGCGGCGCAGGATCTCGCGGTATCCCAGCTTGTCGCGCTGGGCAAATTTTGTCAGCCTGGTCTTCAGCACTTCCGTGCCGGCGGTCACAAATCCGCAGCGGCCTTCCAGCCGGTCATAGATCACCTTCAGGCTCATCAGGCAGGAATCGCGCAGCTTGTCGGCCTCGTCAATAATCAGCAGCGGGCGCTCGGTTTTTTCCAGTTCCCGCACAATGGCCATCAGCATTTCGCGGGCCGTGCCTTCACTCACTATGCCCATGCTGCGCTGCACTTCGCGCAGAAAGTCTTTGTTGCTCATCAGTTGGTCCGCCTGCACGAAGTAGGCATTGGGCGTGCTTTCGGAGTAGGCGCGCAGGCCAACGGTTTTGCCGGCGCCTGTGTAGGCGGCCACGCAGTTGGTGATGCTGGCTTCCTGTGTGTCGCGGCAGAGTTTTTGGAGGGCTTTGTAGTTGATCGTTTCGTAAGTGCCCCAGCTCGATGGCAAAAAGCGGGCGCGCAACTGGCGCCATTTGTCGTCTGATACTTTGTCCCACATGCTTTCGTTCAGCACGTAGCTCATATGCGCCGCGCTCATGCCGATCATGGCGGAGAGCTTGTTTTGGCTGATCTCTTTTTCAGCCATGTAGCGCCGGATGGCCGCTACGATTTTCGTGATCATGTCCTGGTTCATAAGATGTAGATTTTGACGTTTGCAATTATTCTCAATCCAAATATTGATTCTCAAGTAAGTGGCCCAGATCGTAGTCATCGTCATCGAGCAGGGCCGCTTTTACGCGCGTTTCAGCGGCGTTCAAATCGGTTTTGAAGATCATTCGAGCGCCAAGGTTCAGGTTCGTTTCATCCGCGTAGCGCCGAATGGCTGCAACCTCCTCAACTGTATCCTGCTTCACCTGGTCCTTCATGCTCAGCAGCGCGTTCAGATTTGTGCGGCTGCCTTCGTAGTGGTCGTGCAGGGCCATCGGCGCCAGTTCTGGCTGCATCGCGATCACCGGCTCACCATCTGCGTCCAGGACGGGTTTGTCGTTCTGATACAGGTAGATGAAGTCGAGGCATTCAGGATCGTACACCACCTGGAATTTGTCCCGGATGTGCTTTTTGTAGAAGCCGACATCCTGCACCTGGTAGTTGTATGCCTTCGAGTCAATCTCGATCGTAATGCCATCCTGCCAGTAGGTGTAAGGCTTCCGGCGCTTTTGCCAGAACATGTTCACCACGTCGAACGCATCCACTTTTTTGCCAACCGACCCGGTCAGGCGGTACTTTTCCGACGGCGCTTCCCGATCCTTTGTGGCCAGGCTGTTCCAGGCATTCACGGCCTGTTCAAACTGCTTGCGCACCTGGTCTTCAGTCGGGATCTCGTCACGCTTCTCTTTCAAAAAATCAGGGTTAAACCGGCTGTCCTTTGACTTTGCCGTGATGTTTCCGCCCGCCCAGTTGTCGAAGTAGCGCAGCACCATGCTTTGAAAGTGGCCGATGCACGCCTCGATGATCTTGCCTTTCGGGTTGTAGGGCCGCGTGGCCGTGTTGTAGATTTCGAGCGACTTCATCAGCCATTCCTGTGCGCCGATACCAGACCCGTGATCGTACTGAAGCTGACGTGGCAACACCATTTCGGTGTTGATTGCCGACTTCAATGCGCGGGCTACCAGTTCCGCAGTTTCCGTGTTCCCAAGGGCCACGCCTACAAACTTCCAGGAATGCGCATCCACCACGATGAAGGCGTACAGGCGGTTGTAGTAGCTTGCGCGCTCTTCCCA